ATGGTGGTGCAGCAGAAGAAACAGAAAACCTTATCATTGATACAGGTTCAGATACCAATTTCTTTTTAGGCGGTATTGTTCATTTGGATTCAAATGCAGATAACGTATCTGTATTCGCAGACGGAAACTCAAACTCTATATTAACTCTTACAGACTTCGGTGTGTTCGAGATTAATATATTGGCAAAAGATTCAACCAACTGGTATATCTGGGGTAGCCAAGAAGGTGCAGATGCTCCAGCATTTACTGACCAATCTTAATAGGAGTAAACAATGGCTGATGCAGTAACTTCACAAACTATTATAGATGGCGAAAGAAACTGTGTTATGAAGTTTACTAATGTTAGTGATGGCACTGGCGAATCTGCGGTAGCTAAAGTAGATGTTTCTGAATTAGCTCCTAATGCAGAGGGCGTGGCTTGTTCAGAAGTACGAGTACTTAGAGTAAGTCATGCTATCGTTGGTATGTCTGTTCAATTATTTCTTAATGCTTCTTCTAATGTTTTACTTATGGAATTAGCAGAAAGTAGTAATGGACATATGGACTTCAAAGACTTTGGTGGTCTTCCTAATAATGCAGGAAGTGGCAAGAATGGAGACATTTTATTTACTACTAAAGGACACAGTTCAGGAGATACATATTCAATCGTCTTAGAGATGATTAAAGTGTACTCTGACTAAGGAGAAACTATGTATTATATTTCTGAAAATGGTGATTTTCCTGCACAATATTTTGTTTTAAAACAAGATGATGATGGAATACTTAGACCAGTATTTGGTCCAGATCCTGATTTAGAAGACGCAGAACGTAAACACGCAGAGTTATCTGGTTCAGGTAAAAGAGCTAGAAATGATAAAGGTCATTTTATAGCTGATGATGAATCTACTCCAGATGTAAACGAAGCTTATGTTTCAGGTAAAGCTCCTCTAAAAAAGAAATCTAGCAAACCTAAAAAGAAATCTGTTAAAAAATAATGTTAGATAAAACTCTATTGATGAAAGAAATACGTCAATGGAGTTCTGATGTATTAGAAAAACCAAATAAAAAATTTAATAATTTACCTGCTTGCCCTTTTGCAGAACACTCTTGGAATAAGAAAAGAGTAAAAGTTGTATCAGGGGAGGGAGGTCTTTGGAAAGATTTAATACAGTATATACAAGATTTTGACGATAGTTATGATGTCATAATATATTGTGGCAGTGACTACGAAGAAATAACTTGTGAAGAATTTGAAGATAGATTACAAATTTTATTAGATGTAGTAGTTAAAAAAAATTTATATATTATGGGATCACATCCTGATACTGTTATAGATTATTCTGCTGATCAAGAAAATTTTGAATCTGAATTAGACGAAGACTATTATCAAATTTATTTACAAAGATTAGATACATTAGTAAAAGCGTCTGATAGTATAATGAAGAAAGGGTATTATAAAAATTATCCTGACAATGTTTTAAAAATGCTTACTGAAAGGAGGACAAAATGGCAGGCATGATGAAAGATAAAATGAAAAAGAAAAAAGCTCCAGGTATGAAAGGTGGTAAAGCCGCTAAAGCTAAAGCTAAAAAGAAAAAAGTAAATCTTAGAGGCGGCAAAATGCCTAAAAAGAACCTTAGAGCTGGTGGTGCGTCAAAAGCTAGAAAAGATAATGGCGGACCAATAATGTTTCAAGATTACGTTAAAAAAATGTTTGGTGGTGGCAAGACTAAGTAAAATATGTCTAGAGCCTCAAAGGATTCTAGGTTGGCTAAAGCAGGAGTTTCAGGCTATAACAAACCTAAAAGAACACCTAATCATCCAACTAAGTCTCATGTTGTTGTCGCAAAAGATGGCGATAAAGTTAAGACAATTCGTTTTGGACAACAAGGTGTAAAAGGTGCAGGTAAAAATCCTAAAACAAAAAAGGATAAAGCACGTAGGAAATCCTACTATGCTAGACATAATGCACAAGATCCTAATCCGAGCAAATTAAGTGCTAGATACTGGTCACATAAAGTAAAATGGTAATTACAAGAGCCAATACTAGAATAATGACCAGTAAAGCACCTGCTAAGAGGAAAAAAAATGCCTTTAAGAAAAGGAAGATCAAGAGAAGTAATAAGCGATAATATATCAAAGCTTAGAAAAGAGGGTAAACCGCAAAAACAAGCGGTAGCTATAGCACTACAAAAAGCTGGTAAAAGTGAAAAGAAAAAGAAGAGATCCTAAAGTAGGAACAGGAAAAAAACCAAAAGGTAGTGATAGAAGACTATATACTGATGAAAATCCAAAAGATACAGTTAGTATTAAATATGCTACACCAGCAGACGCTAGAGCAACTGTAGCAAAGGTAAAAAGAATAAAAAAACCTTTTGCACGTAAAATACAAATACTTACTGTTTTAGAACAAAGAGCTAAAGTAGCAGGTAAAAATGAACAAGCAAGAATAGCTAAAAAAGGTAAAGAAGCTATTAGAAGAAAAGAAGGTAAATAATGGCAACAAGTGGTACAACAACATTTAATTTAGATTTATCTGATATTATGGAAGAAGCATATGAGTTATGTGGTCTTACCATGAGATCAGGATATGACTACAGAACAGCAAGAAGAGCTTTAAATTTAATATTTTTAGAGTGGCAAAATAAAGGTCTAAATCTTTGGAAGATAGAACAAGCAACACAAACTCTTACAGCAGGTACTAGTAGCTATGCAGCAGAAACATCAGCACTAGAAATAGTAGACGCTTTTATAAGAACTGATAGCGGAGATACTGATAAACAGTTTGATCAACAACTTACAAGAATATCTAGAACAGAATACAATCATCAAGCAAAAAAACTTTTAAGATCAAAGCCTACACAATTTTTTGCAGATAAAGGTACTAGTGGTATAAATATAGTTTTATGGGCAACACCAGATGATTCGCAAACATATACTTTAGTTTACGATTATATAAAAAGAATAGAAGACGCTGGTTCAGTTGCTTCTAACAATGCAGATGTACCAGCTAGATATTTACCATGTTTAACATATGCTTTAGCTTATAACATAGCTTGTAAAGAGCCTGAAGCTTTAAATAAAGTTAATATGATCAGAGGTAGATATTTAGAACTATGGGATGAAGTTTCTGACGCAGATAGAGAAAGAGCTGCAGTAAAATTTGTTCCAGGTGGAACTGTTTATTAATTATGGCATATGCAAAAGCTTCTAAAGCACTAGGAATTTGTGATAGATGTGGTTTTACATTTAAATTAAAAGAACTTAAATATGAAGTAGAAGATGAAACAAGAAATGGTTTAAGAGTTTGTTCAGATTGTTTTGATCCTGATCATCCTCAGTTTCAAGTGGGAAGATTAAATACATCAGATCCAATGGCTTTATTTAACCCTAGACCAGATTCTGGAGAAAAAGATTCTACAGTTTATTTTGGTTTTGAGCCAGTTTCAAGCACAGGTATAATTTTACGTGGAGAAACAGGAGTAGTTAAGGTGGTAATAGAATGACCTATTCAGAATTAAAAAGTTTAATACAAAATTATTTAGAGAATACTGAAACAACTTTTGTTGCAGATTTACCTAAGATCATAGAACAAGCAGAGGTTAGAATACTTAAAAGTGTAAAGTTACCTGTATTTAGAAAAAATGTAGAGGGTTCTGTAACTTCTGGTAATAAATATTTAAATACTCCATCAGATTTTTTAGATAATTTTTCTTTATCTATAACCAATTCAAGTAGTCAAGAATTTTTATTATACAAAGATGTAAATTTTATAAGAGAAGCATATCCAAACGCTTCAACTACAGGAGTGCCAAAACACTATGCTTTATTTGATAATACTACTTTTATATTAGGTCCTACACCTAATGCTACTTTTACCGCAGAATTACATTATTTTTATAAACCAGCTTCTATAACTGCAGGTGCAGATAGTGGTACAACATGGTTATCAACTAATGCTGAGAATGCTTTACTATACGGATCTTTGTTAGAGGGTTATACTTATATGAAAGGTGATCCTGATTTAATGCAAGTTTATGAAAAAAGATATGATCAAGCTTTAGCTAGATTAAAAACTTTAGGAGAGGGTGAAAATACAAGAGAACAGTACAGAGATGGAGTTTATAGAGTTAGAAGAACATAATGTTTAATGTAGATGTTAAATCTGGTGTAGGTGATATAGGAGTAAAAACAACTCATAATAAAGGTCTTAGTCCTGAATATTGGACAGAAAGAGTAGTAGAAAGATTAGTATCAATAAGCGATAATGCTGATCCTATGGTGAAAGCACAAGCTGAAGCTTTTAAAGAATCAATAACTAATTTAATTCTATTATATATGAAACAAGCTGTATCAAGTGATAGAGCTACTGTGGCAGGTTTGTTAGAAAAACAAGGTCATAAA